CTGCGATAACCTTTGAACTGCCACCCCAACGGACGACTGCTGCCTTGCCCGCCTTTGGCTTGTTTTGAAGAACGCCACAGATTGGGTCGGTACTTGCAGCCGCAATGACCACACTCTGGTCGGCGGTTGTGTCCACTTTGACAATGACGAACTCAGCGGCGCTGAGGTCAGCTGTCGAGAGGAAGGACTTCTCGAAATCACGAATTGCTTGAGACATAGTGAATGTTTTAAATAATGATTAATTAATTGCGCGTGCCCGTCTCTGCGACGTAGCGTTCGTGCAGTGCTGCATCCTCCGCGAAGGTCTGCTTGAGAGCGTCGCTGTACGACATCTTCTTCTCAGTCATGAGCTTCGTGGTCTTTGCTTCTACCTCCGATTCAGCTGAACCCGTCATCGTCCCAGCATCGCCCTTCTCGGCGAAAATCTGCGAACTTGGCAGTTCTGCTACCAACGTTGCAAACGCAGCGCGTTGTCCGTCATCGAGCTTCTCCATGAAAGACTGAAGGGCTGCTTCACTCTTCGGGAGGAACCGTCCGACACTGTTGGTTTTTGAATTGAAGACGAGGCTTTTGACAGACGCAGTGATCTTGCTCGTGCGGAGCTCTGCGAATGCAGACTTGCCCTCGTTCGCTGCCTTGGTGAGTGCTGCGAGTTCGCCTGCACTGATCTGCACCTTTTCGGATGCGTCGATTGCAGTCTTGGCTGAGCCGTCGCGGTTGAGTCCGGCTGCCTCGTTGGCATCGCCCTTCTCCTTTTCCTCGCGTGCGGTCTTTTCCTCGTCCGTCTCTGCAGGGGCATCCGCCTCGCCTACGACGTCTTTGTACTCCACCTTCTGCTCGTCAGTGAGCTTGTCGGCGTTGGTCTTAATAAAAGCCTTTTGCTCGTCGGTCAGAGTGGCCTTGTCGAGCTTGAGAATTTCTGCAATATCCATAATGTTTTCGTTAGTATTAATTTTCTTTGTAATGTTTCTATCCGAGAAGACCACGGCCTCGAGTTCCTTGAAGTAAGGGCTCTTTGTGAGTGCGCCGCCGGTGAGAACGTTCTTCGTAACTTCATGCGTCTCTGGGTCGGCGTATTCGAGGAAGAACTCAGGAGAGAAAAACTTGTATTGCTTGTCGCTCAAAGTCTCTACTCCTAGCTGGTTCCAGTCTACCACGCCCCACAGACCGTCGTCACGCGCTTCTACCGAAGTTATCCACCCCTGCGCAGGCAGCTCGGCATAGCCCTCGTGCCCGGCTGTGATGAAGATACCCTTGCGGATACCTGCATTAAAGTTGGACGCGAATTGCCGGATGTCAGCAGGCGTAATAATTATTGGACCGTAGAGGTCATGATCCCACGTCCCAATCGGTATCAGGTGAATCGTGCGCGGTATCGTCACGCTACCTGTGCCACCACCCCCATCGTCGAACTCGAAGGGGAAGATGCCGATGTATTTACCGCTCGCTCTCACGCGAGCTTGTTCAGTGGTGAGTGTCTTCATGGGAATACATAAAGATTAACACCCCTCATGGTGCTTTCATAGTCAAGGTGTGGATATCTTTGTCGTGCGCTCTCCCCGGAGGCTGGGACTCATATTGTGCGGGAGCTTGGTCTGATCCGACTTTACCGCGCCTCGGGGGACAGAGCACGATCGTGTGGACTCGCCGGGATTTGCACCCGGGTCCTTCAGTGTCATTGAAAAGCGTCTACGATGCCTGTCTCAAGTAGCGCTTGAGCTCGTCGGCCCGCATACGCGGACCCCGGGGCATTGCCCATTGGACTGGGTTCATGTTACCTCCACCATACGTGATTGTTTACGCCGGGCCATTTTGCGCACGTCCGCAATATGGTCGACGCCGTCGCTAGGCGAATGCAGGAGTCCGAAGACTGCCAGCGTTCGAGAAGTACGGAGAAGCAATAGATTTTGCTTTTGAGTTTTACCCGAGAGAAGCGATCGGGTGCGCTTGCATCGCAACTTTTCAAAGAACGCCGGAGTCGAATCTAATTCGAGCCCAATCAACTGACCGGAGCCATTGCGCTCTCGTGTACCAGTCCAGCCCATTATCTCAAAAAAGAACACCCCGTCAACGGCGGGGTGTTAGTTACTGGCGGCTGGGACTCGCCAGAGATATGTGATCACCTCCTTTGAAAGAGCTGGTGGGGGAGTGATGCGGTTGATGTGTGTGTCCATGTGGCTAAGCCTTGGACCTCGGTTGCATTGCTCCCCCGTCTTTATTCTACACCCGATATCTCCGGTAGGTCTATGGTCTGTCCGGCCAGTGAGTGCGTACAGTCTCCGAGGTACTGGATTCTGCCGTCGGCGACGAACGAGTGACAACATCTCTCGGTGCGCCACTCCTCAAAGCCTGCTATCGCGTTAGGGTTCGCCGGCCAAGTGACTCGTAGTGATGGTGTGAATGTTGGTAGCTCGAGCGAGCCATTGAATCCCCACACGGGACCGATGTCTCCGATGCCACGCGCTACGACGACGGTGTGGCGTTCGTCACACCCCTTGCATTCGATGGCTATGTATACGGTGCCGTTGCCGTCTGTGGCTCTGCGTGCGCGTGCCATGTTATTTCTTGGCTGCCTTGGCTGCTTGGTCTTTGACGAATTGCTCCGCGAGCGAGCCCGGCTTTGTGATTGGCACCTTCGGTTGCACGAGCGAGTTGACGTTGCCACCGTAGTAATCTCCGACGTTTGAAGGCACGCCGTCGATTGGTGGTGGGTTCACTTCGTCCTTGAGGATTGCTACCCAGATGCCTCTGCAGTTGCTGTGGAATATGTCGGTGTCGGTCCACTCGTCTCCCTTCTCGACAACGCGACTATCCATGCTCAGGCAGAAGTTGCAGGTCTTGCTGTCGAGCAGTTCACTGCGCTGGAGGGCATAAATCTCGTCGCTGTTGCGGTCAAAGACATCGTTGCGTCCCATGTTCATGGCTTGCGAGATGAGTGTGCTTGCCGCGTCGTCTACCGTCTTGGCGATCGCCTGCTCAAGGTCAGCGTCAAGTTGCCCGGATACCTGCAGTGCGGGTACGTCGCTTTTGAGTGCGGTGGATACCCCGAGCTTCACCTGTGCCTCAAGTGCGGCTGCTGTTTTCTGTGCGACGGTCTGTGCGATGAGGTCGATGTTCTTGAGTGTGTCGGCCGTGTTGGCTGGCGTGTCGATGCCTATCTCGTGCGCGACGTCGGTCTTGCCGTGCACGTATGCATCTTGCATCGCCTTTTTAATCAGTGACTTGTATGCAATCAAAAAGCCCAGCTCGAGCGTGGCGATGGTTTTGTAGTCGTTGTCCTTGAGCGCTTGGTGGAGCTTTGCCATGAATGAGTCCTTGGAGTCGTTGAGGAGCGCGTTTGCATCGGTCGTGAAGTCCGACTGCATTTTGTCGAGGTCGGTCTGTATAAGGTTCCAGTTCACTTTCCCTTCAGCGAAGGTCTGCGGTCTCCAGCTCGTGAATCCGTTTGCATCGCTGAAGCGTCGCACTGGCTTCTTGTGCTCGTGTGCGGCCGCTGGCTTCGGTGCAGGCTTCTTGGGTGCAGGTTTAGCAGCAGGCTTCGGTGCCGGTTTCGTGTCGCCTTTGCCGGTCTTATCCTTCTTGTTTTGCGCAGCGGTTGTTGTTGCATCCTCGACGTCTGTCGGATCCGTTGCGGTCGTATCGCTCTCCGGTGTCTCCTCGATGTCTTGGTCGCCTTGCTCGAGTTCTTGGACGCTCGGGTCGTCTTGGTTGGCCTCCTCGATCTGCTCCTGTGTGCGTGCTGGCAGGCCCATCGATGCGCGGACCCACTGCTGGTCGTCGTCGGTCGGACTCAAGAATCCGGATGTGGTGAGCTGTGCGATTGCAGTGCCGAGTGCAGCTATATCTACCTTGCTGATGCCGGAGTAATCAAGCACAGGGTATGCCTTCACGTCGTTGAAGTTCAGGTCGACAATCTCTTTGACGAGTTGCTTGTTGAAAACGTCGCGGACGGTGTTTGCTATCGCCTCCATCGCTTTGAGGAAGAGGTCGGAGTGGTCGGTTGAAAGCGCACGGCTTCCGCTTCCGGCTCTCGATGCGCCGAGCTCGAGAAACTGTGCGAGCACGCTCTGCAAGATTTCCTTGTTGTGGTGCTCGATGGCTACTGTAGGGTCGCGTGTTGTGCGTGCGCCCATGTTGGCAAACTCGAATGTGTAGCCGGGTGGAAGCACCATGTATGCCTTCTCGTTTGCGCGGAGGTTTTGCAGTGTGGTCTTGGCTCGCTTCTCATCGTTCTCGGTGTATCCCACTGGCATCGTGAGCGTTGGCACGCCGAGTCCTTGGCGCTCGAATGCGAGGCTGTCTATCGCGTAGTACTTGCTCTTGCGGTACCAGTGCTGGTATGCGGCTCGGAGCATGGATGTGCCCCACCAGTTATCCCCTTCTCGCTCGTTGACGAATATCAAAAGTTTGGAGCCGGGGATCTGGGCGAGCTGTCCATCCTGTCGGATCTGTTGGATGCCGAAGGTGTGGTCTACCAACTCCCACTGCAGGATACTCTTTGGGAGGCGCGGTGCGAGCTTCGAGAGTGTGACGTATGTCTTGCCCTCGTGGTCCATGGTGCCGTATACCTTCTCGAAGAGCATCACACCGAATGCGGTCATGAGGAGTGCTTGGCGGAGGATGTCGTCCCACGTCATGTCTTCTACCCAATCGAAGAGCGCATGGCGCACGAAGTTCGCGATCTCCTCGTCTTGGGTGCTATCGCTTGCAGGCTTCACGTACCAGTCGGCCCGGCGGATTGGGAGTGTGCAGACCATCATCGCTGCGCGCACAGTACCGTCGGACTTGCGCATCTCCTCGAAGACGCGGATGCCTTGGATGCCCTGCAGTTGCGGATTGTATTCCTCGGTGATGATGCCGTGGAGCAATCGTGTACCGGAGTCGCCGAGCTCAGCTCTCGGGAATGATGCCGCCAGTGGTCGGCTGTCGTCTGTTTTCTGTAGGTCCTTTTGGATGCTCACCTGCGCACTGACTGGACTCGGCTCGGTTGCCGTTTTCTTCCCTGTTGAAAACTTGAGTGATATGTCCATAGTTGATTAAAATTGTTTTTTGTCGTCTCCTGCAGTTATACCACGTTCGCTCCCAACGTCCGGCTGGTTATCCTCTCCTTGGACCGGAAGCCTGCGAGTGACTGTAGTGAGCTTGAAGTGCTGAAGCGCGCACATGAGTGCATCGGGGATGTGGTCATTCTTTTTGACTGGCTTGTCAGTCCCCTCCTCATATCGATAATTCTTGATCTGGTAATAAGCATCCTTGAATTTCTTCGGCATCTTGAATTTCGCCTGCTCAAAGTGAGCGCGCAGGTTGCCGAGCATCGACCCGTTGCCCTGATCGTTCGTTCCGGTGCTACCAAACTTCTCTTTGCTGAAGACGACCTCAATGACGACGCACCCGATGTTCTCTTTGCTGAGTGCGTTTTGCAACGCGACGTTTTCAAATTTGCCAGCGGAGTCTGCATAAATAAATCGGATGCGGTGTGCTTTCACTTTTGCGACTGTCTCAGTGATGATTTCCTCGGCCGACGTTTGGTGGTAGTTGACGTTGTCAAGCATCACCGCTACATCGTCTCTGTGGCGCATCAGCTCCACTACGGATGTCATCGTTGAGAAGCCCCAGTCGATGCCAAGCACGGCCGTCGCTCCTGTCACATAATTGTAACGTGTCTCTGTGTTGCTGTCGAAGACCGACCTGTCAACATCTTCGGGTTTGAGGACGAGCCCGGCGCTCGAGGGTCGTGTGCCGAGGTACTCCACCTCGAACCAGTTCTCGGTTGGCTTCTCTCTCCATGCCTGCACGATGTTGTCGATGTGCACCCAGCCCTCTGGATCTCCTGTGCGCCCCTTGGCGTGCTTCTTGAGGCGTTCTATGCCGTTGAGGTTGCACACCTTGGTGCCGTCCTTCAGCGCGCCGTTCTCGAAGTAGTCAGCCGGGAAGGGGAGTGTGACGTCGAAGATGTCCCACTGGATGCGCGTGTATCCCATCTCCTCTGCGTTGTCCCACGTCTCTGCGAAGCGTCCGAATATCTTGTGGAAGGTCGAGGCCATGACGACGAGTGGGTTCTCGCTGTCGTTCACCATCGGGAGTGCGTCGTCGATGAGCTCGTCGCTCGTCTCGCAGGTCTCATCCGAGAGGAGCACGTCCGGGTGCTTGCCGCGCACCTGCTTCGGTGATGCGGTGACGCAGTTGAATTTGTGGCCTTCGTTCGCTTCGGTCTCGCCTATCTTTACGCCCTTGATGCCACCGGCAACGCTGGTTGCTACACTCGCGTCCATGTCGCAGTAGTCCTCGAAGTAACCGTAGACCACCTGCGCCTGCACGAGCGAGCCGCCCATGTTGACGACGCTGCGCTTTTTTAGATACCAGAGGTCAAAGCCCAGCGTGCCGAGCAGTTTGCTCTTACCACCCCCGCGCGGTGCCTTGATGATCGCTCGGGTAGTTGCCCCAGTCCATAGGAGCGCGTACGCCTGTTTGATGACTTGGGGCCACCGCATGCCCTTCTTGCTCGGGAACGTCTTGTGCATCGTTATCGGCTTCTCCGAGTATTGGGTCCGCAGGTCTCGTTGTCCAATGGCTATCCTCAACGACGCGAGCGTCTCTAACGGCGCTTGAGTCGTCAAGGAGTTCTCTGAGGTTTGCATAGTGCTTTGATTTTAGTGGCTCTGGTAATAATTCGATGAGGTGTCTGATGTCGTTCACTCCAACTTCGACCTTGTTGGTGTGCTCGACCTCTGTCCTCGGGGAGAATTTCTTGAAGTATTGCAGCCAGAGCAGTTGCGACATTGGGTTGCCCTTGACTGCGCTGCGGTAGATGCCGTGAATGACATCCGGCGTTTTGTCGGTGCTCCACATCTTCAGGATTGCATCGACACGTCCCTCAAAGTCCGCGCGGTGCTTCCATGCTGTCGGTGTGTTGATTCCAATCTTGTAGTACTCGCAGAATGCGGTTTGTGTCTCGATGCCGAGGTTGCGTTTCTCGAGTGGTGGCATCGCGGTCCACAAGACGAACTCGCGGTAAATGTCTGCCCGTTTTACGGGATGTGACATTTCACTGTTTCTCATCGAATTGGTTGCCATATTGTTTTCGCGTCGTTGTCTTGTGGTTGGGCGCGTTCTTTACATTCTAACCTACTTTTGAGCGGGCCGTGAAAGTGACTCACTGTCTTGGTCGCCTGCGAGTAGCTTGCGCATGACGTCTCTGACCACGTTCACCGTCACTGCGTTGCCGAGTGTCTTGTATCTCTGGGTGTCGCTTGTGCCCTCTACGCCGGTCCATCCGTCTGGGAAGCCCTGCAGTCTCTCGCACTCTGTCGGTGTGAGGCGCCGGATGCGAGCGCCTGCGACATGGTTGTTATGATGGTATTCGCTTCCGGTCATCGTGGGTGCGATGTCATGCTTGCCTCCCTTGTTCTTGCCTCGTGGTCGCTGGAGCAGGTACGAGAACTGGCTTGAGCTTTTCTTCGATGCGAGGCTCCCGCTTATCGGCATCTCTCGTACCTCTCCTCGTTGGTTGCCTGCCACGATCGTGTACTGTTGCATTCCGGTGTCCAATGTTTGAGCTATCCCTTTCCCAACTCGACCACGCGGCGTGGTCGAGTTGGGCACTGAGAGGTTTATGCTGTCTCCCACGTGTGCCTCTGCGTATCCCATCTGCGTTGCCTCCGGTATGAGGTACGAGTTTTCTAGGTCCGGGCCCCCTTGCTTGGCGCGGAGCGTGTGGGCCACGACTTCCCTCTCTTGATTGCGTGCTTCGTCAGTCCGGCTATCACCTTCTCCGAGAGGAAATACTTCGGGTCGACGTGATCCTCTAAGATGTCCGACAATGAACACTCTCTCTCTGTTTTGAGGGACTCCGTGATTTTTACTGTTAAGCACTTGCCATTGGACGTCATACCCCAGCTCAGCAAGCGTGGCGATGATGGTGCGGAAAGTCTGGCCATCGTTATGACTGAGTAATCCCTTGACATTTTCAAAGACGAATAGTCGAGGCTGTTTTGCTTGCAGTATTCGCGCAAGGTCGAAGAAGAGAGTACCCCGAGTGTCTTGAAACCCTCGTCGTTTTCCAGCGATGCTGAAAGCCTGACAAGGAAATTCGCCAACGAGGAGGTCGAAGTCGGGAAGAGAGGCTGCGTCGATTTTGGTGATGTCTCCATAGTTTTGGTGAGTAGGGAAGTGGTGCTGGTAAATGTTGCATGCGTATCTGTCTACCTCTGAGTATCCGACGCACTCGTGCTCGGCCCCTATGCCGAGTTCGAATCCGCCGATGCCTGTAAATGTTGAGACGTATTTCATAGTTAGAATTTCTTCTTGAGTGGCCATTCCTCTCCGTCCTCCTGTGGATCGCCTGCAAACGCACATCTGTCGCATGCCTTCTTCCCTTTGAGTTCCTCGGGCTTGTAGAGGCTCTTGCAAACGGGACAGCGTACTTTCGGTGCCTGCCCGGGGGTAATCTTTACTCCCATACGATGCTTTTGATTCGGTTGATAATTCTCTGCCATCGGGTCGGTTGCCCTCGACGTGCACGCAGCTCTGCGAAGGCTCTCTGCATCTCAGCGTGTGCGAGCATCTGGCCTTTGCGTTTCCGGCGGCGTTCCGTCTTTGGTGTGGGGTTCTTTGCCTCCTCGAGTGCCTTCATTTTGAATCCCACCATCATGTGCAGGCGCTCGACTGCCTCCTGACATTGCTCGATGGTCCTCATGTTACTGAAGTGCTCAGTGCCATCGTGTCGCTTCAGTTGTTTCCTGAGCTTGTGGTAGACCGTCGTGCGCTCCGTTCCCATCGATACGAGCCGGTCGATTAGTTTATGGCCCTCGTCTTTGAGTGCCATTATCTTCATCGACCTCATGACCGCAGGATGATCGCTGCCCGGGCATCTTCGACGCGCATGCTCAGACCGTACATTCCGCCTGCGAGTGCCGAGGCGATGATGTGCATGTAACGCGCACGGACGTTGCGGTCCTTCTCTCGTTTGCAGAAGTATCGGTACTGCGCACCGTATGCCTGTGCCTCTGCTTCAGCGCGGAACTCTGGCTTGTCGAGGTACGCTCTCCACCACTGTGCCGGACCGCCCATGTCGTACTGCTGCTTGCTGTGTATCGCTTCGTGCACTTCGAGAGCGGCGTCAATGACGACACCAGCGGGGTTGTAGATAGTATCGCCCCATGAATAAATGGTGGCCTTGTCGTCGATTGCAAAGCGCTGGTGGCATTCTTCGTATACCCATGCCGGTGGCTTTTCGTTAACGATTTTCATAGGCTGTTGAAGAGTTCGATGCCGTCCCTCAGTCCCTCCCCGTTGACAATTTCCCCGATCGCCGCGGCGACGTTCTTCTCGGTACTTAGTCCGTACTCGTCGCAGAGGTAGCTCAGGATACCTACCTCGCGCATCTTACGTGGCCGGTGTGGATGTCCGAGGCGACGCTCTCCGCCGGAGAGGTCCTCGAAGCTCGTATTGAGACGACCTATCTCACGCCAGTAGCCGTCGTATGTGTTGGATACCGCGTCTCCGATTGTCTCGATCTCGTCCCTATCGAATAATGCAACGCAGACCATGTCGTGCCCGGTGTGGATGAAGCCGGAGAATTCATGCGGCATCACCTTCTCGCCTCTGCAGAGGTCGAGCATGCTCTTGTTCATGTAGACTGCTATTTTCACTCGGCCGAGGTCGCGCTCGCTCTGCTTGCGCCCATAGACTGCTGCGCAGTGCTCGTCACAGAACATGGTTTTGTCGCCGGTTAATGGACCCATGCATCCCCAGCAGAAGAAGATTTTGTTGTTGGTTCGTTGTGTCATATCTGGTGTCGTTCCCACCCATCGCCCTGCGGCTCTCGAGCGCGTGGTGGCTTAGTAATTAATTCGCGGAGTTTCATTTCTGAAATGGTGAAGTCGCAGTCGCGCTTGCCGCATTCGAGTATCGCAACGTCTGGCTTCTGGATGAGTGACGCTCCGCATTTCGGGCATTCGCCGTCCTTGAGTGCTTTCCAATTCATAGGTCCATGTTGAATGTTATCGTCACCTCTATCCGTGGCTTTTTATTGCCGCAGGAGTGGTGCGTCTGGACGTCGACGTGCTTATCGTCCATGAAGAGTGCGTCGTTAATGCCCTTCACGATGTTGTCAGGGTCCGAGTGGTTCTCTTTGCCGAAGAAGATGTGTGCAACGACGCGTGCACGCACGCCCTTCTTGATTGGCTTCTTCTCGAGCAGGTCGTGAATCTCTCCCATGTCCTCCCTCCGGATCTGTTTGTTGGGGAAGACGGTGTCGAGGTACTGCGCCACGACGTATGTTTTCCACGCCGTGTACCGCATGTATCGCGGGCTCCACTTGGATGCCTGCGTGGTTCGAGTGTAGGGGATTGGGTTGCCCTCGTTCTCGTCCTCCTGATTTCCGAAGACTATAAAGCTCACGGAGCCAGAGACGGTACTGATTGAGTTGGCCATATCATTCTTGGATGCTCGGACCGCCGAGTGTGCGGTAGACGATCGGCGTGCCGTTGTCGGTCGCACGCAGGATCCCCTCTTGCATGCCCTTGCTGATTCCGTAGTCGGTATAAACGGCGACGAGTTGCGCGTGCCTGCCCCACTCGAAGCCTGCCTCCATGCCCCGTGCCCGCTCTGCAGGCGTTGAATCGTCCAGAACCTGCGTATAGAGCAGGTGACTGGCAATCGGGGCTTCACAGCGATTTAAGCTGTCCTTGAGGCATTCTCGGGCGTAGGCGAGGTTTTTTGGTATGTCCCCGGCGTACGGGCTTTCGATGATGACGCGAATCATACCGTTGGCACTGGCTGTGCTCGACTTATTCCGTTGTAATGGATGACGTGGTCGAAGCAGCGGGCGCTTCCCTTCGCTCGCGGGTTCACGCAGTAGTCTGCTACGCACGGCTTTACGAGGACCTTGCCGATGTGCTTGCGCTCGGGTCGGATGCGCTTCATACGAGTGATGGGGCGTTCCTGCGTGCGTATGCGGCGTGTCGACCGGCACGTTTCGCTATTCTCTCTGCTCGCATTGCTGCGAGTTTCTGTCTCCATCGTGGGAGTGGTTTCTGTCCGACGGCCGCTTTGCGGATGGCTGCTCGCTCATGTGCCAGTGCTCGCTTGCGTGCAACGCGCGATGCGATGCCGATCTTGCGAGTCTCCCATGCCTCGGAGGTGAAGATTCCCTCGTGTGTCGGGGTGCCGTCTTCATTCCTTGCGGTCTTACTAATCTCGAGTGGTGTGCGCATTTTGCGTGCGAGCTTCACTTTGTCTTTGTGTTTCATCATACCTATTTGAGTGCGATGGTCGCTGCTATCGTGAATAATGCAATGACGGTTGCGAGCGCAAGCAACACCTGATTCCTGAGCCCCTTGCGTTGCATCTCGACACTCTCGTTGTGCAGTTTGTTATTGGCTCGACTCAGCATGGTGTTTACGCTTGAGTCCTCCTCGATTTTCGAGCGGTGGTTCGACCAATAATTCATCTCTCGCTCACGATTCTCCCTGTCTACCTTCTGCTTTTTTGTCTCTCTCATATTTTTATTGCTTTGCCGCCGGTGAGCTTTTCCCAGCGTTTAATAATCACGTCAACATACCTCTCGTCGAGCTCCATGGTGTAGCAGCTTCGATTGAGTTGGTCCGCAGCGATAAGGGTGCTGCCTGATCCTCCGAAGAGGTCGAGTACGATGTCGTCGCGTTTGCTCGAGTTCCTGATTGCTATCGACACCAGCTTGAGAGGCTTTTGTGTCGGATGGTCGTACTTCATTTCGCGTCCGAGTCTCCACACTGTCGACTCCCCTTCCTCGTCTTTTGTCACTTGTGCCCGGAGTGTCTTCAGGAGTTCCTCGTCGCTCGGTTCCTCCGTCCACTCCGTGTACTGCTTGCGATCGCCGTAGAAGGGGAGTGGTGAGCCTTTCTGGTGGCAGTAAAGTATCGGCTCATGCTTCCAGCGATAGTCGCCGAAGCCCCAGCTCGCCACCTTCTTGACCCAGATAATTTGGTTGCGCACCTCGAATCCGTTGGTGTTGAGTGCGTCCTCAAACTCTCGATGTGTGTGGCTGGCGTAGCAACAATAAAGCGCGCCCTCTTTTTTGAGTGCGTTCTTGTATTGCGCGAATGCGCCGGTGAGCAGGGCTCTGAATGAGTCCTCGCTCATGTCGTCGTTTTTTATTGTGTTGCTGGTGTTCTTGCCATTCCCTTTGTAGGCGACGTTGTATGGCGGATCGGTGAAGACCATGTCGACGAGCGCCCCCCCCCTCAGCGTATCTACATCCGCCTGCGCGGTCGCGTCTCCGCACATGAGTCGGTGTCGGCCGAGCTGGTAGACCTCACCGCGCTTACTGGTTGGTGTGACGATCGCCGCCACCTCTTTGTCTGCATCGAAGTCGTCCTCTCCGTCCTCGCCGAATATCTTATCGATTTCCTTGCTCTCGAATCCCACCTGTGCGAGTAGGACCGGGTCAAACTCTGCGAGTAATTCCTCGTCAAACTCTCCCTGATTCTTGTTGAGTCGGAGGTTGAGCGCCTTTTCCTTTTCGAGTGTGAGCGAAATCCAAACAACGGGGACGGTCTTGAGTCCCTTCTTTTTTGCGATGTCGAGTTTGAAGTTGCCACCAATCACCACTCCCCGGCGCTCGGCCGAGGAGTTGGCGACGATTGGTTGAAGCATGCCGAACTCGTCCATCGAATCGGTGAGCCCTTTGCGTGCCGCGTCGCTCCACTTGCGTGGGTTGTAGTCGGCTGGCTTCAGCTCATCGATCGGTATTTCATGGACTGTGAGTGCGGTTTGCATAGCTAGATTGTGATTGACTTCACGAAGTTTGGCTTCTTGAGTCCCTTGGTGCGGCTCGTTGCGACGAGCTGAGCTGCTTTCTTACTCAGGAATATCACAGGCATTTTTGTGCCGGTGTGGCTGTTGATGTACTCTACCAACTTTCCGCGCTGGTAGACACCGTAGTAGGTCTTCTTTGCCATACCTATATGCCAGCCGTCGTCGGCGCAATTACTCCGGCTGCTACCCAGTCCTTTGTCTGTTGTGCTTCAGGGTCGAGGTCGACTGTCGTACCTGCCGCATGGTCTACCTTGTCGTCGGTCGTGAGGGTCTGAGCGTCGGCTACGGTGAAGCTCACGAGCTTACTCGTATCGACGGCGTTTGCCACTGGCGCCACCACTGGGGCGAGCGCTTCGTCCGACCACGTCTTCACGAGGTCTTCATCACTCAGTGCGATGAGGCTGTTGAGTGACGCGAGTATGTCGAGTGAGTTCTGCACTGCACCCTTGCGCTCCTCGAGGCGCTCTGCGATGGTCTTGTGCTGTCGCTTGCCGTTTTCCCCGATGATTGGGTGACCACTCTCGTTGGTGAGGACTTCCTTTGTCTCAGCGAGCGGTTCTATCGCCAAGAGTAATCGGTCGGCCGTCACGTCGGTCATGCAGGCGATGAGGTTGCGCGTCCACACGTTCTTGTAAAAGTTGAGCCACTGGCGGGGTGAGTACTCCTGTGTGAGCATCGCGTCCATACTTGGCATTGATTTTTCTGGGTCCATGTTGTTGTTTTTAGATTGATTTTTTAATGTTGCACTTCGGTGGTATCGTCTTCGTCGTCGTCTTCGTGGGTATCAGGGTTCACCTGCTCCTCGATGTCCTCTGCCTCCTCCGGGTCTTCGGCCATAACTATCCGCGATCGCCGCGCACCGCACCCGTCTCCTCTCTGCGTGTCGGCCCGGTCTGATCGCGGAGCGCCTGTACGCCGAGGTACTTTACTTTGATGGTCTGCTGCTCGGGTAGTCCGAGCTTCACCATCTTTTTGTGTACCTTGAGGAGTTCGTCACCGTAGACTGCGAGTGCCTCACCGACGGTGACTAGCTGCTCTTTTGTGAAATCCTTTGCCATATCGTTTTCGATTAATTATTAATTTCCGCCTCCGAGCTGTACACGCTCGATTGGCATCTCGAGCAGGTTCCTCAGCGGCTCCATGCCGAGGCTCCGGCGCTCGTGTGTGAATCCGGGCGTGTAACGAATCTCCCGGGTCTTGTCTTCGATTATCGAGACGAGGAAGCTCGGGTTGATGATGCCCTGCTTCACCTGCACCATGAGACCACGCTTGGCACCCTCCTGCACCAGTGCCACCTCATCTGGGTCGAGACGAATGTCGTCGCCTCGGCTCATCACTGCTTTGAAGCCCTGCATTATTTTTGTCATGCTGATATTCCTGCTGCGCTTATAATCCCCTTCCCTTTTCCACTCGACGTTTTGCGCTGCTTGTCGGCCCACGCCTTCAGCTCCCCCAGCTTCGACTCCAGCTGGGAGGGCGTCGTGATCGTGGGAGCATATCGCTCCGCGTTTGAGTGTTGAAGGTAGGCGACCATGTCGAAGGTCCGCTTGAGGCCGTGCTGCTGAATGAGACGCCACGCGGCCTCTCGCTGTGGAGGAATTCCGAAGAGTCGATTATAAGAAGGGTTCACGTCTTTGAATGCTTCGATGACATCAGCGATTTGCTTCTCCTCCTCCGCGCTGCGCGCGGGATTCTGTTTTACTTTCTTATCTTTATTACTTGGGCCCTCTGTGTTACTTACTGGTCGGGAAACACCACTGTGGGAATTCCCCACTGTGGTGTTTTCCGACTCGGGCTCCTGAGTCGGGATTTCCGACTGAGGCTCTGCATGTGAAATGATGTATTTTACCCTCCCATTTCCCTGCCTGACTCTGAAGAGGTAGCCTTGATCCTCGAGTTCTTTTATCCCTGTCAGTAGTGCCTCACGACCGTCGACTGCATCGTCCTTTATGCGGTGTGTCGAGAAGTCCCACGTCTCAGGTTTACTGAATAGGTAGGCATAGATTCCCTTCGCTTTCCAGCTCAGTTTCTTGTCGTTCAGGACGTGGTTTGCGACCTGAGCGTAGGGTATTTTTTTGTCGCGTTCGAGTCTCATAATTCCATAATCTTCCTACGCAGGATGATGTATGCGACCTGTGTCACTGTCGCCCCTTTCTTTTTTGCGAGCCTCTCGAGAATCCTCATGTCGTCCTCTGTGACTCGGAGTCCAATCATCCTGTTGCGTGGCTTGTTTATCTCAAGCTCCCACGCATCATAAACACCCATTGCTGGGTGCTTTTTGTGTGCCTTTAGAGGGTCAGTTCCTGCCATGAAATTATGATAGCACAATGCTAGCATCTTCATTCCATCTTCATCTGTGGATAACTGCGCCGATAACGAAAAAGACACCGCCGTTGCGGTGCCTTTCTCTTGTTGGACGTTCGAGTTACTTGGTGTTTACCATGCAGCCCGATGGGTAGAATGCTGGGCACGATTCAATCACAACTGCCGCTCCTGCGAGCTTTGAGGTTGTGTGGAGGGTGTATGTTGCGCCTGAAGCAATCCACATCTGTGAGCCTCCGCAGCCTCCGCCGGGAAGGTCTACGTGCCAGCCCGGTGCCATAGGACCGGAGCAGTAGGGGAGTGTGCTACCTCCGCCTGCGCCTGTTGCTGATACGTTGATTGAGTGGTTGATGTTGTCTCCGGTGAAGACGAGTGCTCCAAGTGCTCCGAGGTTTGATCCGTCGAAGGTGACGTTGGATACGGCGTACCCGGTGTCTGCGCCGAAGATGAACGACTGGGTTGCTCCTGTGGGGACGATGGTCACACCGGAAGGTGATACCGATGCGTGTGCACCGGACGATGCGGTGACGATACTGTCAGCGAATGCTGAGGCAGGACCCACAAAGAGAGCTACTGCGACGAGTGATGCGATGATGTTGTTTTTCATATAATTATTGATTGTTTATTTTAATGTTGGCTTGGTAATTGTCGACCTTTGGGTGTCTATAGGGCGCATCCCATTCCCTGTCATTATAGCAGAGCCCCTTGCTGCATGCCCGCGATCTCCACGTACCGTGTGGGGTCGTAGTCTGCGTAGTCGAAGCGGCGGTCCACCTTGATGTGCTTATTGCGCTTCTCGAGCTCGCGTGCCTTTTCAGTGTTGCCAGCGAAGACTGCGGCGAAGGTCGTAGTCTCGTCTGTGTGCTCGATGATCTGGTTGCGGAAGACTACGACCTGCGCTGGTATTGGCTCGCCGCGGAGTGCGGCCCAGCCTCGAGCGGTGACTACCCAGAGTGCACCGGAGCCTGCGCTTTTGTCTTTGTATTTTGCAATGAGCCCGAGCGTGCGTGCGATCGACGTGTTGTTCTTGAGTACGTGTCCTATCGACCCCTCGGCGTTGACTCGTATCTTGTTGGCCTCGGTGAAGGGTATCCCGTCCGCTACGCGCTTCAGCACGACCTTGCTCATCTGAAGGACCAGCAGTGCCACGAAGACATCTACTCGTCGCACGTACTGCGCCATGCTCTCTCCGCAGTTCGGGCAGTGGCTTTTGTCGGCCAGCGCCGGGATCGCCTCTTTGAGGTGGTAGCGGAGGCGGAAGAGCTGCGTGTCCTTGGAGCCGGTGTCGAGCTCGTCGAGCAGTGTCGGGTCATTCTTAATCATCCGCGCTGCTATCGCAATGATGGGGAGCAATTTGCCGGGGTGGAAGTTTTGTTTCTTCATAGATGGTTGGGAGAAAATTCCAGACTCTCAATGTCTTCATATCGCATGAAGTGCCCGCTATCATGATGACCGCCGTCATTCGAGAACGAGTCCACCTCATTGGGGTCGGTGTACCCACTGCTTGTGCGATTACCCTCTTTATAATTGTGCTGCAGCTCAAAACCCTTACAGCCTTGCTGTGTCGCCTCCTTTGCCCATATCGTCAGCCATACTTTGTCTTGAATATTCTCAGGCTTGAGAACGATCGTATCTGCATTTTTTAGCTCTAGTTTCATACTTATTCAGCGATGAAGCCTTGAAGTCTAGTAATGCCAGCTCCGGGACTCATAAAAAGCATATCCCCCTTGCCGGTGAGTTTCTCTGCACCTTCGACCCCGAGGATGACCTTACTGTCGGTCGCGCTCGCCGTTGTCAGCGCGATGCGAGTGGGGAAGTTGGCCTTGATGAGGCCGGTGATTACATCGACGCTCGGGCGCTGTGTGGCGATGATGAGGTGGATGCCGACCGCGCGTGCCATCTGTGCGAGGCGTACAATCATCTCCTCGACCGTTGGCATCTCGACTTCAGGGTCTGGTGCCGTGTAGGCCATGCCCATCTTTGCGAACTGCTTCGCCATCTGCGTGACCTTCTCGCGGGTCACGATCGTCTGCAGGCTCTCGCGCTTCTTCTCTCTGCGTGAGGCTATTTTGCCCTGCAGGATGAGGTCTGCGAACTCGTCGACGACTGTGACGATGTACTGGAGTGTTTGTCGTGACCCCTCTGGTGCCGTCATTCGTTCGCGGTCGTTGTACTCTTTTATGTTTCGCACTTTTGCCTTCTCGAGTAGCTTGTAGCGATTCTCCATCTCGTCGGTGAGTCCCTTGAGTATCAGGAGTGCGTCGGCGTACTCGTAGGCAATCTTTCCGCCGTGGAGGTGCTTGTCGCCCTTCCACTCTGCGAGCTCGACGCGCTTCGGGTCAATGAGTATCAGGTGCAGATGGGTCGGTGTGAGCTGTTTGGTTAGCGCCTTCAGGAAGGTGCGGACCGTCACACTCTTGCCGGACCCGGTTGTGCCGGCTACCAAGAGGTGCGGCATCTCATCGAGGGGTGCCAAGTGCGGTGCCCCCTGCACGTCGATGCCGATTGGAAGCGAGAGCGTGTCTTTGATTATCTCCGCTTTGCTCAAGAGTGCGGTGGTGCGTGATTCGTTTGCTACTTCGACTCCCACCAGCGAAGTGCCCGGGATCGGTGCGAGTATGCGTATCTCGCCCTTCGCTTCGATTGCGCGTGCGATGTCGGCCTTGTGCTTTGTGAAGCGTGACATCGTAGTTCCGGCGCTCACCTTGAAGCGGTACTGCGTGACGCTGGTGCCTACCTTGGTCTCCTCGGGCTCGACGGGGATGCCGAACTCTGCGAGGCGCAGCTTAATCTTATCTTCAGGGCGGAGGTGTTTGTTGACGTCGCTATCGAGTCGGCTCGGGACAAACTTCTTGCTGGTGTATGCGATGTCCTTGACCTTGTGCATCACCTCGACGTCGCTCATGTCGCCGGAGAGGAGGCCCTGCGCGTACAGGAGGCCTGCTTGCTCTCCATCGAATGGGTCGGAAAGGTTAGGGAGGAAGATGGCATCGGGATTTGAGAGGAAGCGCACCACGTCGCGGTAGAGGTTATAGAAAATGATTCGGTATTGCTCGTGGCTGAATGGTACGGCGTAGTCGCGGATCTGCGGCTTGCCTGCATTCTCTTTGGCGTTCTCGGTTACCTTCACCTCTCTGAAGAGCATCCGGTCTGCACTGATTCCTTTGGTCGCCTTCAGGAGGTGCCAGAGGAATTGGCTTTGCACGATCTTGATGTAGTCCTCCTCGTCGTACTCGGTGAATGATTTCACGAATTTAACGTCGACTATCTCAATGCCTCCGTCCTTGCGCTTGTGCACAATGTCCGGGACTCCGACTGCTGGCAGTGGCATCTCATCGCCGTCGATTGTGTGGATTGTTGCCTCCATCTTCTCCTCGCACATGAGTATCTCGTTGTACACGGGCTCCTCTGCGAAGTAGAAGCGCATCGCCTGTGCGTATGTCTTCAGCATGCCCTCGCGGGATCCGGTCTTACCGAAGTCGATGTTGGCGTCTGGGTAGTCGACGAGGTATTGGAGGCCGTAGTCAATCGCTATCTCCTGTGCTGCCTGTGGATCGGCCGGGGTGGCAACGTCTTTGTTGCCGCCGTAGTAGACCTTGAGTGCCTCATGTCCGGCTCGGCCGACCATGCCGGATACGCCGGTTGGGCGATCGTACACCCCGAGGATGTACTTCAGTTTATAAATAATCGGGTTGCGCAGTAGTTGCGTGAGTCCCGAGTAGCTCATCTTTTCGACGGGCATCTGTGCCATTCTTTGTGTCTCGTTTTGCATTGGATTGCAGTGTTATTTGGTAATAGCTACACCATACTCCCGTTCGCGTTCGTTTGCAAGCGTTTGTGTTTGCTAGGGTGTGGACAACTCGTTTCTGCCTTGCGTCGCTCGAGGTCGGCTTTTGTATGGTGCTTTTTACACAGCCATCTTACTTTAAGTAATTCAGTGTAGTCATCATGATGTGCTTCTACTTTTTTACTCCCACACCAACAAAGTCCCTTTTTGAGGTTCCCATTTCTGGTGGCAACGAAGACTGCTCTGTGTGCACGCGTTTGTAGTGGGTGACGTTTCCTCCACCTTGCGGTAGAAAGATAGGCAGGTGTTTTGATGATCGGCCTACACTTTAGGCAGTACGCATAGACTCGTCCCTTCACCTTTATAAAACGTACCTTCTTTCGACTACTATTGCATTCTCTACACGTTGCCCAGTAACTCATCTTAGCGTCCGGCCTTCTTGTCTGCCGCGCATGCAGTGCACACCCCGCCCTCGACGTAGTCGGCGTGGTGCTTCCCTGCAGGACACTTCGGCTCCTCGCCGGGTGCCTTCTCTGTAGTGTCCGTGTGGTCCTCGGTGTCTGGTGCGTCAGGTGAGTGGAATGCCCGGCCCACAGCGGCTCCTGCGGGGTCGAGACGTGGTTTGTCGAGTCCTTCGCCCTCGTAGTCCTTTTCGATTGCCTGCTGCAATTCTACGGTCTTTGGGAGCAGTTTGGCGTGCTGAATGAGGCAGGTCTTCTTCCACATCCACATCTCAGGGTCCTGATCTGAATTCCACGGGCTCTGGGAGGTGGTGGAGGCCTTAGAGAGGGCCTTGATGCCCATGATGGCATCCTTATCCATCACCTTGAAGGTTCGTGCGCCTCCGGCCATCTGGGCGACTGTGTAGGCCCCTATCGGCTCACCCTTCGGCTTGCCAAACATCGCCGGCTTGTGAATCAGGACCGCGTTGAGTCCCTCTTGATAATCGAAGGTATCGTTTTCGTATATGATATTCGCGCTGATTGCCTTTACTTTGTCGGTGCGGTAGAGGAGCGTCACGATGCCTTGGTATCCGAGTTGGAATTTGGCCTCGTTCTTGTAGGGGATGATGTATGCCTCTCCGCTCACGCCGGATGGCATAAAGCGAAACTGCGCGGCCGTTACCAGTGCAGTGAGTAATGTCTGACGATCGCACTGTAGGAGCTTTGGCACGCGGCGGACGTATTCAATCGCTGAGGTCATGAACGTCAACGCCTCGGCCTCGTTGCCTCTGAAGTAATTCTTGACGGTCTTGAGGTAGTCGGTTGCGAGGTCCTTCTTGAGTATCTCGAGGTCGGTTGGTGGGCGCTGGTTCGGCTTGGTGACGACGTGTGTTTCTTGGGTCATGGTATTGCTTTTGTTTAGGCGAGGTGGGTGATTAATTCACCTTGCCGATAGTAATGCGTGGGGGACGCTCATTGGTTGATATTGCCTCCGGGCACTTCGCCTTGATGATTTCCTCATCGTAGACGGTCTGCGTTACCGGCGTGTAGGTGACGGTGAAGCTGCCATTGCTTACGCCTGACCCGGCCTCTGCTACTGCGTCTCGCAGTGCGTTGTCGGCATCGATGACTGCCATGGCGAGGCGCTGGTGCGCATCGAAGACTGAGGCGTTCTCGCGTTCGTGACTGAGTAATGCGTCCATTGCGTTGGTGTAGGACTGGAGTGCTGTTTCTTTGCTCATGGTATTGGTATTGCTAGAGTCGGACGGATCCCGTCTCGACTGATTTTATAAATTTGAGGATGTTCTCCCCTTTGAACTGGTACCGTACGTTTGTGCCCTTGCCCCGCACGACCGGCTTTAAGATTGAAGCAATCTTTTTCTCGGTCACCGCCTTCTGCACCGACCAGTAAGAAGGTAGCCACGGGAACATTGCATGTTGCACGATATCCCTGAGCGTGTACCACGCTTGAGGATCTATTTTTGTTTCCTTTGCCATGTGATTAATTGTAGTCTATCGGTTGTTAACGGTCAAGAGCGAACACGAACGGCTGGGGATAGTGGCGGTAGTCCTAATCTGGCAACGCAGGCGGGGAATTGCTGGTGCCAATTCACCCCGTTGCGAACGACCATCTGGGTCACTATTGCCACCTGCTCGTCTCGGTTCATGTAGGACGTCGAGGTGCTGAGGCCATAGATACCTGCGAAGGTTCTAAACGTCCCGGGCTTGAATTGCAGGATGCCGTAGCTGGGAGTGCCATCGCTATCCTTCGGGTTGATTGCCTTGGGGTTGCCTCCGCTTTCGCACCACTCGAGGGCCCCGAGCCATGCCTGCTGTTCGCTGGTAAGTGGTGCCGGTGTCACTACGACTGTCTCCGGTGCCGTGTAGGTCACTTCTGTGCCCTTCAGGAGGCTGTGGAGGGCCATGCCGGTTATTGCTATGGCAACGAGGGCGATGACGATTCTGGTTGTTTTCATGTTTTTAGGCTGTGGGAGGGCTTTAAATGCACCCGCCGGTCGCCAGCTTAATGGTAGCATCATTCGCGCACCCATGTGACCAATTCTCCCGGGTCTGTGTAGTGGTGGCAGGGAGGGTTTGTGCACACTCCCGTGCGGTTCTTCGACCTGTTGCCGCTCTCCAGTATCTTCACCAGCACGATCTGTCGGCTCCCGCAGGTGAGGCACTGTGCCGGGATCTTGCTGGGGTCGAAGGTGAGGCTTTCGTACTCGTCGTTTGTCATTGACTCTCGTCTCATACTCGGTGGATGTGATGAACGGTAATGGAGCCTCCCGGTATCCCCCAATCGATGCCGACGACCAATGTCAGCGACTCTAGCCAGACCTTCTTCTTCATCGCAATGCGCCACTGCTCTGTTGTCTCCATGGGTGGCCAAGGCTTCGGGTGGCGGATGTCGTGACCACGGTATGCGAGTAGGAAGAGCTTCAGCTCAATGGTCGGCCACTTGGTCATTGAGTGGTACCAGCTCGGGTGCGCGTGCCGTGCAATCTCGAAGATGAGCTCGGGGCGACTCATGTTGGCGACTCTCTTTTCGTTGTTATCCATACTTTTTGTTGAGTTCGACTATTGCTCTAGTAATTCGCTCTGCTCGCTTCGGCTCCTCGTTTTTTATGCACTTCTCCCTTGCCTCCCGAAGAGCCTCGAGTGCTTCCATGGCTGTTGCTACGGTGATTTCTATCATAGGTTCATTTCGATATCCGCAAGCGCTCGATCGATGCGAATGATCGCGTGTTTGTATTCGGACATGGTCTCCTCATCTGCGGTGCGTGCCATGCTGTTGCGCAGGTGCTCGAGGCGCATCCTCTCTGCCTTCAGAGTTATTTTCGCCGTGAGCAGTGTTTCTTTTGATACGTGTTGCATAGCTGTGTGATTAATTTGTGAATTAAATTATGCACGATGCGATGCGAGCCACTCATCGACCGACGAGATCGGGATCTCGAAGTCTTGGTCGATTGGAAGGTGTGCAATCACATCGAATTTGAACTGTTGATAATTTGATGCTGCGACGTGTACGTCCTGCGTGTGCTCGAGCAAGATTGCAAGCGCGAGTTGCGCAGGTCCGGACCCTCCGTATCCCCATGAGAATCCGTCCGGCGAGTGATTGTAAAGCTCCCTCGATGGTGCCGGATTCAGCTCCGTTGCACCGTAGTACACAGTGCGATCGGATGCTTGGCCGGTGATAGTGAGATTGTTCATACTATGCGTTCGCTACCACTGCACACGTTTTTGATTCCGTATCTACCTCGACCGTGAGATACTCTCCCCACTTGAACCACTGACGGCAGAGATCTCTCACCTCCTCTCGTCTTTTCTCCTTCACTGCCTCAAGCTCGTCTGCGCTGATTCCTTCGACTGTCACTTCTTCCAATGCCTCAGTGATGCAGTCTTCGAGTGCGTCGGGATCCTTAAATGTAATCTGTACTTTCATATCATTGTTGATCTTAATTGCTAATACCCACACATTACTCTCGTTCGTGTTCGCTGTCAATCGTTCGTGAACGCTCGGGAGGGGATAACTCCCAATAGCAAAAAAGCCCCATTGCTGGGGCTCTTTTGTCAGGGGCACTGTGCCGACCGGAATAAGCGCTATCACACGCACCTCCATGCAGCCGGCAATACCGTGCAGCCGATGTTGGCTTCCGATCGGCTCGGTGCCCCCGATTGACTAGACTCCGGTCGCTCCACTCGTGCTCGCTGACACCTGCAACTGGGTCGTCGTCGTGTTGGACCCTCCAACGTCGAGACCGAGGCGCTGGTAAATCACGAGGAAGAATACTTGCGAGACGGTGAAGGTCTCGGTGAAGTACTGCACCAGTGTCGCGTAGTTGAGGAGGTCGGCGAAATGGAAGCCCGGCATCGTCACCTCTTTGACAATCGATGCGAGGAACGCCATACCGAACGCGAGGAGGAATGCACCGTCACCCTTGAGGACTGTGTTGTTGAGTACCTTATTGAGGGCTGTCGCTACTTCAGTGAAGACCGACGCAGCGATGCCGAGAAGAATTGTTATAACCATATATTTATTTATGAGCAAACATTTTATTAAGTGCCGCACGAGTCAGGCCTCCAACGTGACCGTTGGCGCTTGCGATCGTCGCGGCGTTGGCGATTTTGTACTCCGTCTGGTATGCCTTCACTGCGGCCGCAGTGATACCTCCGAAGTACTGAGTCACCGGCTGATTGAATGGGAAGTTGCCCGTAATCTTCAGCGCAATCTGCAGGGCTTGCACATCCGGTCCCGTGGCACCCGGTGCGAGGTCGACTGCCCACGTATGACTGAAGTCCTTCTCTGCAGGGAGCGCCTTGATGATGGCGAGCAGTGGATCCGGGATCTCACTTGGCATGAAGGCGTCCACGATTGGATGCTCGTCGAAGTAGAACCAGCCGTCGTCTCCGTCGTTGTTTTCTGGGAGCGGACTGTTTGGGATGCCGCCTGTTGATGCCCACGCCTTGCTCCAGTGGTTACGGAAGAAGCCCATGGCTCGGCCGGTTGCTGCCTCAGTCTCGATGCCGGTCAGGGTAATGTCGTGGTTGTCGATGGGAGTCACTACCTTGCGTATCGGTAGAACGGCACCCTTCGCCCAGCTTGTTTGTCCGTTTGCTGCTGTGTACCACTCCGCCCCTACTGTGAGCTGAATCACGATGCCGTCTGGCTCGCGTTGCAGTGCTTGGTAGAGCTGGTCCACCGTCACACCATTGTTGTAGTCTCCGACCTGAATGTAGCCGGGGATGCGGTGGTTGTCTGCATCGGTGAATGCCATCGGCGGGATGTTGACGATCGCGCGTCCGTAGGTGTACGCGTCGTAGCTGAGCGTGGTGTCGTTAGGTACGACCGCCTGCGTTGCAACGCCGTACTTGACGCCCATCTTGAATGGCATGTTGGTGTACGTTCCCTGATCGACGATGCCGTCCTCAATCTTGCACATGGCGTATGGGAAGCGTGGCGAGAGTGTCGGCATCACTCCCGTGAGTCGGAACTCGCGGTGCATGTGCACCTCCGCGTATGCGTGGTTTTGGCACGCACCAATGAGGCCTTGGAAGACGTCCGGCACCTTACCGAAGTCCGTTATGTGGAAGTTGTAATGCTTTACTGCAGGCGCGGCCCCGGCGATGTGTGCGAGGGTCACCTGTCGATAGTCTTTCGGTGAGCGGATTGCTCCGCCACGTGCGAAGTCCTTCATTTCTTGTTCGTTCATGGTATTGCTTTTAGGATGAATAAAGAGGGGGAGTGCTCTATGTTTTCATAGTGGTATTGCGTTAATTTTTAAGCAGCCTTGGGGGTGAGTGCCGTGACGAGCAGGTTTATTGACGTGGTCAGTTGCTTAAGTTCGGCGGCGTTGGTCTGCGAGATTTCGTGGTTTTCTTTGGCGACGCGCATCAGCTCGGGTGCTTGTTTGAGAAACGACAGGATACTTCCCTCGCTACCGTTGAAGAGCTGCTCGAGCACTGTGTTGCGTCCCTGCATCTGATGCAGTTCCTTGGTCGTGGTGTCGAGCCTTCCCATCGTCGTCTTGAGGTTGTCCTCCGTAAGCTTGAGCGATGCCTGCAGGTTGTTGATGAGTGTGCTTGCTACTGTGTCGCTCTCTCCGCGTCGTTGGCGCACCTGCATTCCAAACATGCCCAGCACAACAAGAACGCCGGCTATGATGTAGCCTCCGAACATGACGATGTTTGTTAAGGTTAAGACGTTCATATTAGGGGGTGTGGTCCTCGCAGGTATGCGAGTACTTTTCGAGCAGTTCCTTTTCGAGGTGATCGTCGCTCTCTCGGCCGTGATTGACTGGGAAGCGGAACTCTCCGCCTTTCTTGCCGCATGAACAGACAAGGTCAAAGACTATTTCGTCCACCTCGACGCTGCGCTCGAGCTTCTCGTGCGTCTGAGGATTCTCAAACGTCCGCTTTTCTACTTTTGTTTCGTGTCGTAGTGCCATAAAATTATGCGTGGTAGTTATTGACTCCTCTGTAAGATAGACCGTTGGCACCAGCGGCTCCACTCGCTGCTCCGAAGCCGTTCGTGCCACCTGCACCGCCACTCACGTTGTAAGTGCCCGAGTCAGCTGTGAGACTGAAATACAGGACGATGATGTTGCCACCTGCGCCACCTCCGCCACAGCCCCCCTGAAGGCCACCGGACGTGTTGTGCGGTGCTGCACCTCCTGTCGCACCACCGGCATTGAGAGCCCCCGTCGTGAAGTTATATGCTCCACCGCATTCGATATAAAGACCACCACCTCCATTTCCACCACCTCCACCACCTCCCTGAGAGAAACCGTTTGCGCCTCCCGTGGTGCCATTGCTTCCATTTCCACCCGGAGGTGCCCATCTTGTGAAAGGCGACAGCGCGCCAAGCCCTGTGCCTGCTACCACGATTTGATTGCCGGTCGATGCGGAAGCACTGCCAGCTCCGCGACCCGTAGTTGATCCACCACCTGCTCCACCGATGCCTGCAGTTGAGGAGCTCGGGCTGTCTGCGTTAACCCACCCGTCAGGACCTCCGCCGATACCGTTTACGGTTATGGCACTCGTACTCGAGGTCGTGATGGTCACATTTCCCTGCGAGCGCAGAGTGACGCTCGTGCCGTAGAACGCACTGGTGATGGCGAGATTTCCTGTACTGGTGATGCTCATGCTGGTGTAGTTTTTCTCGACGTATGCACTTGCGGCCGATATGGTCGTCGTGCCACTCGTAATCGACAGCGCGCCATCGGTACCTGTACCTCCGTATTTTGAAATCGCTACACCGAGGCCGTTGACGTATACGTTGTTTTTGAAATACCCATTGGTCCATTCCTTGCTGAGACTTCCGAGTGCTCGGGTGTTGTCAGCGTCGGGAATTAGGTCAGTCGCCACGGACGCTGGGTTGAATGCATTCTCGACCATTGGTCGCACGTCGTTGAGGATGTATCCGGTCCCGCTCGCTTGGTTTTCGTAGTCGTTGAGGATTGTCTCGCTCACGACATTGTAGAGCTCGCAGAGCGGTATTTTGTTTGCTGGGTAGGTAGGTGCGCTCGGGCTCGCGTTCTCCGCGCCGGTCGTCCACGCGAGTGTTCCCGATGAATCTATGGTGAGTACGTCGATGCGTGGGTTCGATGCTGGTGCAGTAACAGCAGGGGATGAGCCCCCGAGAAACTTCACCTGCACTCCGTTGACGTAACAAATACCCGGCTCGACGTACACCTTGAGTGTGGCGGCCGTATAGGTGCCACTGGTCACTGTGGTACTGCAGGAGAGGCTCGTCAGTGGTGCGTATGCCGACTTGTTGTTTGAGCCCAGTACGGTGCTAGTGCCGTTTTGCGAGAACGTGAGGAAGCTGAGGAGTGTCTGGTTTGCAGTGGTCGCTGCTACCTGCGTGGTGTTAGTGAGGAATGGGTTTTGCAGGAAGGCGAGGAGGTTTGCCGATGTCGCCGCGGCACTCGCTCCAATGAGTACGTTGTTGGCTGTCGAGCCGATTGCAGTCACGAAGTGAATCACGATCGCGGTGCCGTTTACGGTGATGGTGAGTGTCTGTGTGTTGCTCGCGTTGGTGCCGAGTGCAATGGTGCCGAGTTGCTGGTGGCAACTCAATGCTGCGGCACCGGAAGCATCCGCACGAATGGCATTAATGTCTCCGGAGTAGATTGTTTCGGCGGTCGTGATAGGTGCGCTTTTCATAGATATATTTTAGCAGATTTATTGCGTGATGGTGAAGACCACCTGCACAGTGGTGTCTTGGCCGGACGACTTCACGTAGGGGGTGCCGAGGAGTGCGTGGTTAAAAACCTGCCCGGTCCCGAGGCCCGATGCTCCGTCAACGAAGGTTGCGAATTCGTAGTACGTCTGGTTGGTGAGTGATCCGTCGGGGAAGAAGAACTGAAGCACTGCCTGTGACTGTCCGAAGTCTTGCTGAAGCGATGGCACGGTGCGGAATGCCGGGGTTGTGTTGCCCACGTCGGTTAATGCCACTGCAGTGTTGCCGGTGCCAATCTCTCCGTAGTTGATGTTGAGGCTGTAGGTATTCACCGCAATGAGTCGCTGAATGACGAGGTCGAGGCCGGTGCTCCCGGCCTGCATAATCATGTTCTTGGTCACGCTCTCCGATATGAGTTCCTGCGTGCCTGCGCGGTATGCTCGCACCGTTATTTCTCCGGTGATGCGTACACCTTCTGGCTTTTGTTTGAGGAGTATGTGTAGGAGCTTTTTTATCATGAAAATACGCTGAAGCCGTATCGTGCAGTGCCGTACACGTATGGTGCGGTCGTAGTGGTAATTGTAACAGAGTCGTCGATTTTCACATCCTCCTCGATGTCGAGAAGTATCTGCAGGACGGTGCTTGGATCCACTTGGTTTGCTCCATTCTGTTGTTGCAGGAGGGTGAGCATGATGTCTGTAAAGGTCACGTTGTCGGACCCGATTGCCTCCACCTGATAGCGCAGTGCCGTAGGTGTGTGCCCTGTGGCCTCTATTCGCTTGATGACGAGGGGGTAGTTGCTCACCCCGAACTTGACGCTGTTGAGGAGGATCGTCATGCCAATGCGGAGGCCTGTGGATAACGTGTTGAATTTCACATCGTAGACGGCATGGCCGAACTCTACGAGCTCCGCCTCAGCACGTTCCTGCGCTTCAGGGACGCTTTTAATCTGCGGGTCGATGATGGAGTCTTGGTACTCGCCGAAGGTGCTGATGCTGGTGCTGTCTTGGACGTGCGCAACGATCGGAATCTCTGCAAATCCAAAAGTCTTCAGCGTGTGCCCGGTGCCCGGGTCGCTATTCATTCGCAGGAACGGCCCCGAGCTGTTGTACATAACTTGAAAGAGTGAGGGGTCGTCTTGTTGGTCGACTCCAATGCTCTGTGATACGCCGTCGAGTTCCACAAAAAAAGAGCCGGTGTATCGGTAGGCCAATGGGTATATGACGGTGCCAGCGACGGTGGTGTAGACGTCCGGGGTGGTCCCTGTGGTGAATTCCTTTTTATAGGTGCCCCCGATGACGTAGATACTGTTTTTGAGGTTGGTTATATTCTGGTCGATGTCGATGCTCGGCCAGATGATATTTCCTCCGGTGTCGTCGATGTTGAAAGGTGCCGGGTTGTACTCACTGCTGCCGGTCACCGTTGTTGCAAAGAAAAAATGGAGCGCCTTGGTGCTGTCGATGAACCAGTCCCATCCTATTTGCTTGGCGACTGCCTCGATGCACTTGGTGAGGTTCTCGTAGTTGAACGAGATTGTGGAAATGTTGAAACCGCCCACCTGTACGTGGGTCACGCTGTCGAATCCCCCGGGACCGAAGCGTGTCACAAGGTCGTTGACGATGTAGGAAGGGTCCTTGTTGACGTAGGAGGTCTTCACGAGCTTGCTGTCGAGCGCATAGCCGTAGTCGGTCACGGTGATTGCTACCTCGATGAGTGCACCTACACCACCGCGCACGGTCTTTTCAATTTCAGTGACGTTGCCTCCGAATATCGTCCCGCTGGGGTCCGCCAGTGCGATGGTGTCTGCGAGTGCTGGAATGAATGACGAGCTCTCCGGCTTCAGGAGCATTGAGAACTTCATCGTGCCACGTTCTTTTGTGAGCACTGAGACACAGTCGAGAGTATTCCAATCGATGTACGATGAAATATCTGTGGTGCCGTTCCAGAGTACGTTGACGGGAGCTGTCATACTAGTTGTAGTTCTTCAGCTTGAGCTGCTGGTTAATCATCTTTGCGATCTGGTTGGCGAAGCGTGTCGCGGTGGAGCTGTCTGTGCCATAGAGGGTGCCGATGTTGAATGAGATATTGAGTCCGCCACTTCCACCCCCGCCAACGCCTGCGAGTGAGCCGCCCCCGTTGAATGCCGACAAGGGGATAACCGCTTCAGGACCGGCCTCACCAATAAGAGCAAGGGTTGGGCTATTTACAATGCCACCCTCTGCCATCGCTCCACCGAATACAAAGCCGGCCGCAGCGCCAGCAGCTCCCATGAAGTTGCCCATGCCCGAGACTGCACTAGTAAGGTTGTTTATAGGCGCCATGATGCCACTGATGAGTTTCTGAATGCTACCGATGGCCGCCTCCGAGTCGCTCACTATTTTGCCCCAGATGCCTGAAATGAAGCCCGATATCCAGTTCCACGCTGCCTCGATGTCGCCCTTTATTGTTTTCCAGTGGTTGAACATCCAGTCGACGAGTCCGCCGATGCCCGGGAAGAGGATACCTTCGACAACACTCCACGCTAGTTTTATTGCGGCCACGATGCCGTCCCACGTCACGCCGGTTGCCTTTGATATTTTGTCCCAATTCACCACTATGAGCGAGGCGAGGAATACAACACCAATTACAATCAAGGCGATGGCGATACCGATAATGACCGCCATCACCGTGAATGGCAAAGTGAAAAGCCACAGCACGAGGACGATCGGCACGAGTATCGCAAATACTACCGAGAGTCCCGTGAAAAATGCGGCGAGTGACGCAATGGTGAGACCGATTGCCTCGACGACTTTCGGATGCGCTGCAGCAAAAGCTGTCAACTTGGTGACGATGTCGTCGAGTGCCACTGCAGTCTTCGCTGCGTTTTCCAAAAGGGGAGCACCTGCAGTCTCGAGGAACTTCTGCCAGTCTGCCGTTAGTTTGAGTGCTGCTGCATCGTAGTCCTTTGCGGCTTGCCCTCCGATCCTCTGTGCCTGCTCGAGTTGAGCCAGTTGAGGCTGCAATTCTGCAATCTTTTCTTTCACCGTTGCAAGACCGGCCGCCTGTTGCTCCTCGGCCGACCCGAGCTGCCCGGTCGTTTTGCCCTTGCCCGATATTGGTTGCTCGAGTTTGTCGCGCTGTGCGACGAGCTGGCTCATCTGATCCTGTGCCTGTGCGAGTTTCACTGGATCGCCTGCGGCTGCAGTTATGAGTGTGCTCAGCATTCCCTCAAGACCCGAGGCTGCCTGCTTTGCGAGGTTGGCAATCATCAAAATGCGGAAGACGGACATTGCTCCCTCCATCGAGGACGTAGCTTTGCCTGCCGAGGCCGCGGCACTGTCACTCATTGCAATGAACGCTGCGTCTACTTCCGTCTCTGTCATAGTCCCGAGTGCGGCTATATCCTCGAGAGAGGTTTGCCAGCTCTCACTCGATGCGCTTGCTGAGGCGAGCGCACTATCAGAGAGGCTTGAGAAAGCACTGTCTCCCTCCTCCACCATCGTGGCGTTTGCTCCGGTTATCGACTCGTCTGCATCGGTCCACGCGTTCACTGCTGCCATGGCAGCGTCTACGGCCGCCTCCTCTGAAGCGGTGAAGGCGCTCGTCATGCTTTCCGATATGGAATTGGCGGCCTGCCCAATGGAGGTCGCCATCCCATCTGCAGTCGACGCGACTTCCTGCAGCGTTGAGCTCGCGTCGTCTACCGCAGTGATATTAATTTGTAAGTCGTTTTCTCCCATGGTGTTTATGATTTAGAGCGGCGCTCTCGCTCCTCCGACTCCGACTGCATCATGGTGAGCAGTATGGCGATGAAGAACGTCGGCTGCTCTGAGTACTCTTGGTATGTCCAATGCATCTCTCTGCAGAGAATCGCGGCGACCATCTCCGGCGTGAGGTCTCTCGTCCACCCGTTAGCGAAGTAGTTGTCCCACGCGTACTTTACTTCGCTGGCGCTAAAGAAAGGCCAGCAGCCTCTTTGATCTGCTTGACCGCATCGTCGTATTCACCGCTTGGCAAATTCTCGAGGGCATCCACTGGTGCCTCGGTACTGCCGTCGAATGAGACTACGAGGCTCTCTATCTGCTTGCGCTCGTATCCGATCGCGTTCTCGAGAGGCATCTTGGGCTTCTCGCCCGCCTCTACGGCACCTACACCCTTGAAGAGTGCCGCCTTGAGCTCGTTGTTTTCTTTGCCGGTAAGGTACGCCTTGATTACGACTGTGTGGCCCCCGCTAGTGGTCAATGTCTTTTGTTCTCGTTCCATAGTATTGCTTTTTAATTTTAGTAACCTGAGGTGATAGTGTTTCGGAGGGTGAGGTCAAACATTTCCGAAGCGCTGAGTGAATAAAAGGCGGTAAATTTCACCGTTTGTGAGACGATGCCCTTGTTGTCTATTTTGCGTGATACCTCACTGAGCTTCACGCGCGCGAAGTTCGCAGTGAACGTCGGGTGCGATGTCGTTCCAATCGTAACGCCGGAGACCATCTTGACGTTGATTGCTTTGTAGATATCGCCGAGCATCACTGTGTCGATGAATGTGCGGTCGGTGTAGTACAGCTCGAATGTGCCACTTACCTGCATTGCCTTGTTGAGACGATCGACGGGGTTTATGTTGCCGAGTACCTCGTCGTCTTCAGTGTTGGCCTTGAATGAAAGCTGCACCTTTTTGCTGTTGACTGGTGTTGGACCGAAGGTCAGCGTGCCGATCGCTCCGGTCGATGCTGCCGAGAGGTCGAATGCTGCAGCGCCCACAATCGTTGCGATTGTCGTGCCAACTGGCACGTTGGTGCCGGAGACCGTCATGCCCACCTGCAGGAGCGTGGTCGAGATTGAAAGACTCGTGACGTGGATTGATGATGCCGCGGTGCCGGTCGCTGTGAGCGTGCCGTTTGCGCCAGCCAACGTCGGAGCGTATCCGATGGTGATGTCTTGCGGACGGAATGCATTGTCAGCGGCGTACGCTACGGTGTTGGCCTGTGACGCGTTGCGGTTCGCCTTGATCGTCGCCTTGTACATTGCGTACTTGTCGAGCTCACAGGTCACGTCGAGGCTGTCTATCATGCCGAGTGGGTAGACGAGCCCGGTCGATGCGTTTGGCTCGTAGACACAGACGGAGAGCGATGGGTGTTGCGCATTTTGTGCAACGGTGAAGACGTGGTCCTTCACACCTGTTTCGACTGCGCCGATAGTGTCAGTACCCATGAGCGCCATCAAAAGCAAGCCGAAGCCTGTATCTGATACGCGGCCCTCGAGTACTGCCTCGCTGTATACGTTACTCACTTCCTGTCCGACGCCATCCTCAATCACGCCGATGGAGGTCTCATCCTTTGCGACCTTTACTTTGTCGTCGACGGTGAGCGATGAGTCTGGCAGCCAGTACGTTGCGACGACTGCAGTGCCGCGTGTCGACTCTTTGCCGATACCAATATCAAACTGATGCCCGATAAATTTAGTCATGATTACTTTTTAGTTGGTTCTTTTAATAATTCCGCGAGCTTCGACTCTGCCTCAGCTTGCGACGTTGCGCTTATTGTCTTCCCGTGAATAGGGAAGAAGTACTCACGCATCGTCATGGTTTCGGCAGTCGTTGCCGGTGCTTCTTGCTTTGCTGTTTCTGTGGTGTCTTCAGACATGGTGTAATTATATGCTACTACCGGAGTTGCACAATCGAGGCGACTGCGGTAATGGCTCCCTCGATCGACCACGAGCCTGCCTGCCTTTTGTTCATCACCATTCCGTAGTCTATTTTTGTCGGGGTGCTGATGTCAGTGTAGATTTGGTGCGTCGGGTCAACGCCGAGGTTGTGACGCAAAATATAGAGCAAGGACTGGGGTTTTAATAGGTACGTCACTGGGTCGCGGCCCTCGATGAGGTCGTAGAGCGTTGCGTTGCCCGGGACGAGCGTGGTCTCGTCGGATATGTCTTTTCGGATGTCGGTCACCACGGTCAGCACAAGAGTCACCATGTGGATATCTTCGGCGTTGGTGAACTTTGAGACAGTGCTTTGTCGTTTTGCAACGATGAGTGCGGGCATCATCGAGACGGGAATCACTACTGGGTCTCCCGCATAAATGGCACGGAAGGCGCTCGTGTTTGCCTTCACGAGGTCGATATACTTTTGAATTATAGGGTCGCTTTGTTGTGTTGTCATAGCTATCTATTTGCCTCCTCGATGAATTGCCTCTGGAAGTTTTTGACGACTACCTCGCGCAGGTTCTCGGTTAATTTCATCATAACACGACGGGGCATCTTGTTGCGCGGTGCACTGCTCTGGTGGTACTTGAAGTATTCGGCCGCGTTCCAAATCTTCAGCGACGTCGCGTCTGCCTGTGAGAGGAAGCTCTCGCGCATGGTGCCCGTCGCCTCGAGGATGCCTTGGTCAGGGTACAACTTTGCTTTGCGCTTTGCGTATGCCATTGAGAGTGGCGACCAGTCCTCGTCTATCGCTCCGCCCTCAGTCTCGAATACTTCGTAGCTGAAAAACTCCACGAGGTCTTCAGCGCTCTGCTCGAATGCCGGGGTCCAGTCTTGTACGGCGTTACCTATATTCAGCAGCACGCGGGAGAGTTCCATCTGGCCGCCGACGTTGAATTGCAGGCGCATAGTTTTAGAAGCGTTGGCCGATTGTAAATACTGGAGGTTCGCAGTCGGTGTCGTCTGGGTAGCTTTGTACGCCGTTGGAGAGGATGCGTGATTGCATCTCCAGCTTGTCGGATCCGAGGAGTTGCTGGCCTCCGGGTGACTGCAGTCGCTTGAGTACACCGCGCGCTTCACCGAGCCACTTGATACCTTCTCCGTCTTTGCCGAGCTCCTGATAGTCCATGTACCCGGCCGCGAGTAGCATGGTGCAGTTCTCTACGAGGAATGGGATCTCCGGCGAGCCGGTGCTGTTTATGAGAGGGAGTATGTATCGTGCGTTGAGGTAACTGTCCACTTCACTCTCTGCGCGCTTGCGGTAGACCTCAATCAGTCCGTCGGTGACGTAGGGGTTGTTGGTGAGGCCACCCTGCTTTCTGATTGCGTAGAGGCTGCAGTAGCGCACGCTCTCGTCGGCGAGTACGGTATCTGCATCGACGAGGTTGCTCTCGTCTGTCGTGGTGCTGTTGTAGTAGGTGCTCTTGAAGTATAGGTATCCCTCGCCTCCGGTGTACTCGAGAATAGTGCCTTGCGGGTCGTTGACTGCGATCGTCACTGGCGAACCGTATCCTGTCAGCTCGGTGTAGCTTCCGGTTGCGGTCAGTGATCCGTAGAATTTGCGCTCGTTGTATCGGTACTTCACTACTGGGTCGTCGATCTGATGCGCGAGTGCCAAGGTTGCGACGGTGATTGTCGTTGCTGCCACTGCAGTGATTTTGCAAAGCTCGGCCACTTCACTGCCCTCGAGTCCGATGACGACGTAGTCGTTCACTGCAAAGCCGGCACTGTTGACGATGCTCAAGACTACGCTCGAGCCTGCTGTTGCGGCCGCGCTCAGTGCGCTGCGCTCTCGTTTGATAAAGTCCTCGGTGGGTGCTAGGAGTACTTTCATAGTGGTAATTATAGCACCGTGCGCTCGGGTGTGCGCGTGGTGAGGGTGGATAATATTTTGGTTCCTGTTTCGACTGTCGTCTGCGCTCTACTGCCTGTGGTGATGGTGTCGGTTTGTATGGTCTTCGTTGGAAGTATCTGTGCTCGCTGGTGCGTCGTGAGGACGTGCCTGCCTTTGCCTTGCTTTACCTGTGCCACGATCGACGCGGTCCCGGTGATATTCTGGGTCGTAATGGCGGAAACGGTCGCTTTGCCCGTCTCGGTGCGACTGGTGGTGTATTGGAGGCGTGCTTTGCCCATCTCAGTGGCCGATGAGGTCTTCAGGAGGCGTGAGGTGCCCTGAATGGCCCGGGAGGTGGTAATGGTCACTCTCGCCTTACCTGTGGCGGTCTGGGCGGTCTGGGCGGTCTGGGCGGTAATTCGTGAGGTGCCTGTCTCTGTGCGTGCCACTGCTTTGGTGATGCGAGCTACTCCGGTCTCTGTCTTACTGGTTTGAACCTGCAAGCGTGCCACACCCGTCTTCGTTTGAGTCGTCGTGCGCAGGATGGAGGCTTTGCCGGTCTCGGTTCGTGCGGTCGTCGTAGTGATGCGGCCGACACCACTTTCGGTCTGAGAGGATGTCTTGAGGATTGCAGCTTTGCCGGTCTCGGTCTTTGAGTCGATCGTGGTTATGCGGGCGAGGCCGGTCTCGCTCTTTGTCGTAGTCACGGTGATTCGCGCTACTCCGGTCTCGGTCTTTGCTGTTACTTTAGTGATTCGCGCTACGCCCGTTTCAGTCTTCGAAGTGGAGACGGTGATACGTCCGACACCAGTCTCGGTCTTTGAAGTTGTGAGTTGCACTCTCGCTATACCCGTCTCCGTTTTCTGTGTCGTTACTTGCACGCGTGCTACGCCGGTCTCAGTGCGCTGGGTAGTCACCTTGATATTTGCGACACCTGTCTCGGTCTTCGTTGTTGTGGTGGTTGACGAGGCGATGTTTGCCACACCACTCTCGGTCCTCGAGGTCGATACCGTTACACGGGAAACACCCGACTCTGTCTTGGTCGTTTTTGCAGTGATTCTCGATACGCCGGTCTCGGTCTTCAGGGTGGTTGCAGTCACACGGCCGACACCCGTTTCTGTCTTCAGGGTTGATGCGGTAATGCGCGCCACACCACTCTCGGTCTTCGTGGTCTGGATCTGAATGCGAGCGAGGCCTGTTTCTGTTTTTGCTGTCACTGCAGTCACTCGAGCGATACCAGTCTCCGTCTTGGTGCTGGTGATTTGAATGCGTGCTACGCCGGTCTCAGTGCGCGCGGTGCTCACCTGCACGCGAGCTATACCACTTTCGGTCTGATTTGTGGTGCGGAGGATCGCGGCTTTACCAGTTTCTGTGCGCGTCGTGGTAGCGGTTATCCGGGCGAGTCCAGTCTCGGTTCGTGAGGTCGTCGCGGTCACTCTCGAGAGGCCGGTTTCGGTCTTCAGGGTAGTGACAGTGATTCGAGATACACCCGTCTCCGTCTTGGACGTCGTGGCTGTAATACGTGCCACACCAGTCTCAGTCCTCGATGTGGTGGCTGTTACACGGGAAACGCCGGTCTCAGTGCGGCTGGTTGTCGCTGTGACGCGCCCCACGCCGGTTTCGGTCCTTGGAGTGGTTGCGGTGATCCTCGCCTTACCTGTGGCAGTCTGGGCTGTTGTGGCCGTGATTCTGGCTATGCCCGTGGTGGTCTTTGAGGTCGTTACTTGGATTCGTGAGACTCCTGTCTCCGTACGCGCTGTGGTGATCTGGATGCGACCTACACCAGTCTCTGTCTGAGAGGTCGTCTTCTGCACGCGAGCGACACCGTTCTCGGTTTGGGTCGTCGTAATATTCCGGGTGTTGCCCGGGTTTTTTATTGCGTGTGATCTAAGTGCGATGAATGCCATGGGATTGGTGTGTCTGTCGCATTGGATTGCGGCCGGCTGTTTTTATTTTAAGACCTGATTATCTTTCGACCTCTGAGGTTGCTAATAAATGTACCGTCTCCGGGCTTGAATGGTGCTGGTTTGTAGCGCTCCTCGGTGCGCCCTTTGCCGAGTCTTTGACTGTCGTAGTACACGATGATCTGGCAGGTTTGTATGTCAACGACCGCTGTCGCATCGGATGTACTGGTTAGGGTGCAAGCAATGGCTGCCCCGAAGCCCGAGTTGTTGATGTCCGATGCCACAAGCGTGAGCCCCCAAAGATCTCCAAGACCGCCATACGGTTGCGTCCCTTGATACTGAGGAGCACCTCCAGATTGCAAAGCGTATGCAGTCACGGTGTCGGCCTTGTCGGTGCTCGCTGCTATTGAACCGTTAGTCACGAGCTTTACGTTTGCGTCTTTTACGGTCGGGCCCGTGGTGCCTTTGTACTTGCCAATGCGCACCTGTATGCCTTGGATGACGGCATCGGCGGGTAGTTTGAATCCAAAATTTGTGCATTTTAGATAGTGCGTTGTCTTAGTGGTGTTGACAACTCCTGTGCATGTCGTGGCGGTACTGATGCTATTGTAATTTCCCGCGATTGTGTTTGGGCTTGCCCACGTTTGAGTGCCTACGGTGGAGTCATCGGCCGCCGTGCCACATGTGGTGTATGGTGTTACGTTTCGTGACATAAATTATACGCGCTCGAGTCGAAAGCGATGGAGCGAGCTGTCGACCATGGCAGCTGCTTTTTCTGGATCAATCGGGATACCGAAGTCTCTTATTTTTTCAAACTGCTTGACTGGGTCAGCGATTACATCTCCGTAGTTTACTTCCAGAATCTCCATGTCTGGACGCTTGCGCAATGCCTCCAGCGTCGCATCTTTTATTTGGTCGTAGAAATGAGTGGCGACCTCCATGTGGCCCCACGTTGTATTTGGAGAGAATGCCCGCATCGAGGCGCGTACCTCATCTGGGTTGCGCGTCATAAACACCACCTTGTACGCTCCGGGGCGAAGGATGTGGAGGTCGCGCCGGAACACTTTTACGACCTTGCCCTTGTGGTCGGAATGAAAGCTCGGCCAGTCTGTTTGCTCGTCATCGGTGTGATAGAAGCCATTGGGGTTGGGCGTATAGTCACTGTTGCCGTAAATCAAATTCCATGCCGTGTCGAGGAACGGATCGAAGTACGCCTCTAGGCCACCAGCCTCAAGACAGCGCATCATCATTGATGATCCGCTACGGTGGAAGCTACTGACGATGTAGACGGTGTCATTTTTCATAGGGGTATTGTTTGCCGGTGCGGCCGCCTTCGATGTAAATAAAGCGACATCCAGTGATGTGTCGCACTTCTTCACGCAGTTTCCTGTACGGACAAATTGTGGAGACAATGATGTCGAAGCCCTGACGGTCAAGTTCCTTTGCCAATCGAGCGATGCGCAGGTTATTTTTCCAGCGGTCCGCTTTCGTAAAGCCCAAGCCCGGCCACACCGCGCGCATGGCGTCGCCATCGAGCAGTATTTCGTGCCTGCGCATCTTGTTGGCGAGGGTTGTTTTGCCGGCCCCGCTATTTCCGGTCAGCCAAGTTATCATTGCGTATTTGTGTTGCTGAGATGGCCTCAAGCTCTGGACTAAGGTGTACCTCTCGGATGCCGTACCCGACCTTTCTGCCGTACACGATTTCTTCGATGTCGGGGAGCGTGATAATTTTTACCCTTTCCTCGTTAGGGAAGTATGCGCGTATGAATGCCGTGCGCTCATCAATGGTGTACGGGTCTGTGTCGCTCTTTGGTGTGTCCCTCAGCGCAACGCAGACACTCTTGCCCTCGTCGAGTAGCCCTTGCACTATCGCCGCATGCGCTTTGTGAAACGGCTGGAATCGTCCGGGGTAGAGTGAGTAAATCATGGTTTTAGAAGAGGTCGAGATACTCTGGAGTGAAGTTGTCGGCGAGCTTTTTCTTGAGTGCCACAAAGTCGTCATGCTGCACTGTTGTAAGGCCTCGCGCGACCGCATGCACAAACTTTTCAAAGCGCTGCAGGTCTGCTGCGTATTCCTCGCGTGGCGTTAGAGTCTTTGGCTCCGGTGCGTGGATGTCATGGGTAATTTCCTCGCTCGGAGTTACGATCGCTTCATGGATTGCTGGCAACTCATTTAAGTCTGCGAGACGTGCCTTGATGCACTCTGTAAGCCATCCCTCCGGCTGGCCGCGGCTTACGACGATGTACTCCTCGAATGTGTCGGAGTCGCTTTTATATTGCACCTGTACCTTGAGTTGCCCACGCTCAAGTACCTTGCCGATTATTTTTGCGGAGTAAGCCATGTTAGTTGAGTGCCTCGAGCGTGTACTGCATGCCGGTGATTGATCCGGTGGTGACGGTCGACTGATACGTCAGCGAGAGTGCGGTGTCGGCGTTGAGCGCAACGGTAACAGCGGCCGGTGTGTTGGTGCTTGCGCCTCCGGCTGAGCCCATGAATGCTGGTGCATTGTTGCTCGCTGCGAGCTGCTGGGCGAGGGTGACGAGTCCCATTGCGAGGATGGTGCCCGATCCCCCGTTGGAGCGGACAGTCAGGTCAATCACCATCGTTGCCATGATGTCTGTCTCGGCGGTGATGTTGAGTGCGATGGCGCTCGTCGTTGCAAGCAGTGTACCGGCAACGCCTCCCCATCGAAGACGGAAGGTAATGGAGCCCGGTGTCGTCACTACGTTGGAGTACTTGAACCATGCGGTGATGCGCAGTTTGCGGCCGTCACGCATGAAGCCGTTCGGGATAGTGTTGTCAGGGAATAGGATGGTCTCCGATGAGCCCGTGATGGCTGTGCCGTTGATGCCTTGCTCATCGGCGATCTCCTCTACCCATAGTTGTCGTGACATAAAATTGTTTAGTCGAATTGCATTACTCGTTGATAAGTTTGTTGCCCGGGCACCTTCCATCCCATGCGGTAGACAACGTCATGACTCAGCTCGGTATCCTTCTCCTTGCCCTGATTGAATTTGTGCGTGTGCTGGCGGAAGAATATCAGCTCGAAGCCCGGCATCTCCTCCTCGTGCATGTTGAATGCCACCCCGTCAATTTCGAAGTGGCCGTCACGTAGGTCTACGCCGAACTCATGCCCTTCCCCCTTGAGGACGAAGGACACGAGTTGCTTTTGCTTGGCGAGCTCGAGAACGTCGAAGAATTGAGAACGCTTCCCGGGTTCGATGATGCTCTGGTCATCTGGCGTCTGCACGATGGACGAGCCATCGATGAAGGTCGCAGTGAAGAGGTACTTGAGCGGAATGATTGATGCTGTAGTCATTGGATTGACGTTACTGGGTAATGGTTTAGATGCCTGTGAGCCCGGCGATGAGTGCTGCCTTCTTCTCCTCGATGGATGCCTGAGTTATCTGGCCCTCGTTTGCTGCCTTGTGGGCTGCGATGAGTTCAGCGAGTTGTGCTGCGTCGGTCCCGGCTGGGAACTTGACGAAGTGACCGCTCTCTACGCTCGTGAGCACAATCTCCCCGGCTCCATCGATGTCGATCGTGTGATCGCAGTCCTTCTGCAGGGATGCGTCAAACATTACGACCTTCTTTGATGTATCTGTGTCCATACTTAGTTCTCGTTATACTGAAGAGTAAGGGTCACCGTCGCCGTATCGCCTGCGGCTGCCGAGCCAGATGTCTGGAGCTGGGTGGTGAGGTAGTTGGTGTAGCATGGGTTGGTCGCCTGAGACGCTGCCATCGTTGCTGCCTCTGGTCCGGTGCCTCCGAAGAAGACTGCCACGCCAGAGCCGATTGCGACGGCTGTCGTCATGTCGACGGTGAGCGATGCGTTTGTAGAGGCGCTCGGTGTCGTGTAGGCCAAGCCTGACGTCGTGGTACATGCTGGGCATCCCTTGAGTGTGAGTCCGGTGCCGAACGCTACCGACGTGTGTGCGAAAAGGCCCGCACTGATCTGGTTGAAGGAGCCCGAGAAGTGTCCGAAGTTCCAAATCTCGAAGCTGTTACTACCGGCAGTGATTGGCGCTGCGGAGTACGCGGTGCCCACGGTGTCGGTGTTCTTCCAGTTGGTGTCGGTGATCGCAGTGGTGCGAGTCGTGCCCTTTGTTGGAGAGCCCGTCTGCGTACCTGTGTCACGTTCAAATTCGAATGTTGCTGCCATGGTGGTTTCGTTTACTAGTAATTATTGGTTCTTGATTGGGATGACTTGGCCCCAGAAAGCGGCGTTTGCGCCGGTGAGTGTTACTACGAAGCGAACGTCTTTTGTTGGTACGGGGATCTTCACGATGAAGCGGTCAATGGACGATGCTGAGTTGCCTCCAACAGTAGTTGATGCGTATGGGATGTTGATTGCGTCAACGGTTCCGTATGCATAGGTCGGGTTTGGTGTAGTCGTTGAAATGTTCACGAGGATGCCGTAGCCCTGATACCAGTCGATGCCGTCGACACTGTACTCTGGTGTGATGTGTAGCACCGCACTCGTCGAGCTTCCGGTGAGTTGGCCTGCGAGGTAGACGAACTCCGCCTTGGTCGCTGCCTGTGAGCCACTCGGTACTGCAGTCGCCACACTCGAGTTGGTGAGCGTGTTGTACGTCAGTGTCGATGTGGCGTTGCCGGGTGTCATGTACGCTGGGGTCGACGTTGCTGCCGATGTCTGGACAGTGCCCGAGAAGTAGCTCGCTCCATAGGCAATGCCCGCCACTCCGGAGAGTGCGAGCGCTACTGCGAATATTGCTATCTTTGTTTTGAGGTTGTTCATGGTATTAGAGGTCGTTACCTGATGGTGCAGCAGGCTTGCCTGCGTTTGGGTCAACGTCTCCGGTCCCGACGATCGGTGCACTGCCGGTGTCCACCTTGGTCTCGGTTGCGGTTGTGTCGACCTTCTCTGCAGTGGTCTCAGTCTTCGGTCCCCACGTGTCTTCAGGGGCGTTTTCCTTGGCTGATTCTACTGCGTCAAGTGCTACTGCCTTCTCGTTAGCGATTGTTTCGGCTGCTTCCGCAGTCGTCTTGGCACCTTCCATCACTCGAAGAACGCCGTCGGTGACGAGCGTCTCGAGAGCTTTCAGGTCTGCCTCGGTTGCCTCAATGAACGATCCGGCAGCGTAGACGTCGCCGTTGTGTTTGAGGTTCGAGAGGACGTATAGGATAGTGTTCATGGTATTGCGCGATTAATTATTACAAGGATTGCACGTACTCGACGAAGATTGCCATCTTGCCTGCAGTGAGTGCTTCCACCGCTACCGTTGCGATGATTTCACGCTCTGCGGTCGTCTTGATGTACGTTGCTGCTGTGCGGGCCGCAGAGAGGATACCTGTATCGCCTGCTACGGTCGCTTCAGCTGGGTTGCCCGGGAGACACCCACCGAGACCTGCGCCCCATCGTGTCGTGCCCGAGTTGATGGCTACGGCTACTACGAGGTCACCTGCACCTTCTGCCTTGAGTGCGATGGTCGCTGCACTCGTGCCAGAGGTGAACGCTGTCTTCACGTCCGTCCATGCGTTGGTGATGATTGCTCCGATAGGAAGAAAGACCCCGAGGCCGTGTGCCGCGACGGTCTTGTTTGAAACGCCAGCACTATCGTTGACTGAGGTGTCGTAGATAGCAGTCGCGGTCTTTTTGAGACCGAGGACCGCTTCGCACTTCACTGCGCCACGCTGTGACTGGAATTCTGGTGCTACTTGCTTAAGCTGTGAGACGTTTTTTGCCATAGTGATTTTGGGCTATGGGCAGGGGTTTGATTCCCGCCTGCTCGGGTCCGCGGACATTCCGCGGACCCTTACGAGCCGTTTAGTTAGGCTACTGCGTTTTTGATAAAGTAGGCGGCTGCGGCGGCGATGACGGCCTGTACGTAGTTATCGCTACCGATACGCACGTAGGTTCCTTCGCGGTCCTCGTCTCTCCAACGCTTAGCGATGCGTTGTGAGTAAGTGAAGGTGACACCGAAGGTGAGCATCTTGAGACTTACGCGTGGACTGATGTAGACGACCCATGCGTGCTTGCCCCAGATGTACGCGAGTGCGTCTGTCTGGCCTTCCTTGCTTGAGAGGCTGCCGGCTTCACCGACAATGACCTTTTCGACTTGGAAGAGGCGAGCGAGCAATTCAGGTGTCACAACACCGAGCTGTGAGTACTTGATGCGCTCGAGGATTTGTGGGTGCTCGCAGAGGATATCCATCGTCTGCTTACCAAGCACGAGTGTGTTTGGCTTCTTGAACGTGGCAGAGTGCACTGTGGTGCGAGCTGTACGTACGTCACCTACTGGGTCGGAGTTTTGGTAGTCACTCCACTGTGACGTTCCGGAGAGCGTCGTATTCTGAGTGAGGGTCGCTGTGTTTTGCATGATCGTGGCCGCGTTGGTCTCACGGTCAAGGAGGAGCTTCTCGGTGATGGTCTCAGTCTCATCGATGAGCGGGTTGAGGGCTGCATCTGCCTGATCCTGAACTTCGTCCGACACGAAGCCCTTCAGAGCGTGGTCATCGCAGGAGAACGTCCCCGTTGGTGCCACTCCGAAGTCGATCTCGTTCGCGCCGCTACCAGCTGCACGAGTCGTCTGATCGACGCGGAGGTTGCTCTTATCGTATATGTAGTATTTACCTGTCTGCTTCGCTGTCTTTACCATCGGGAAAAGAATGTCAGCGATGAAGGTGTCGTTGGTGTACTTGATCGAGACGTTACTCAACGCTGGATCGACGACGACATCCTGTTGTACGAGTGCCATAATAGTGTTTTAAATTAATGGTAAGTAAGTTTGATAAAAATCGACTAGGTGAAGCTGTTTTTCGCAGGGTGCGAAAGCTGAATCTCGACGACATCGCCGGAGACTGCTGAGCTGAGCGCGAGGCCGAGCACGACATCCTTGTTGGTGGTTGTCGTTACGCAGTGACCGGAACCGTCTGAGGTCACGCGGTCGCCACGAGTGATCGTGCCACCTGCGATAACCTTTGAACTGCCACCCCAACGGACGACTGCTGCCTTGCCCGCCTTTGGCTTGTTTTGAAGAACGCCACAGATTGGGTCGGTACTTGCAGCCGCAATGACCACACTCTGGTCGGCGGCTGTGTCCACTTT